CCACCACCTGTTGAAGTAACTGAATTAAAAACTGAATTTGTTCCTGATGTTGAAGAACTTGTATTACTTGTACCTCCAGCTCCAACTGTAACTGTATAACCTACACCATTTAATACACTTGAAGTTCCAGTTCTATAACCACCACCAGCTCCACCACCTGAACCATATGAACTTCCTGGATTATATCCACCAGAACCTCCTCCAGCTAATATTAAATAATCAACAGTAGATGTAGCTTGCGCTGTTAAAGTTCCTGATGAATTAAATGTAGTTGTTTTTGCTGAAACGCACTGTGCTGCATTAACTGTGTTGACTGGTCCGATAATTCCGCCATTTGCCATAGCTAATTACCTCCCTATGCTATTACGTCGTATGATACAAATACTTCTAGATCACTCGCCGCACTAGCTCCTCCCTGAAGAGCATCTCCTGTTTGCATATAAATGGGCGTGTCTAATAAGACTAAAGATGCGTCTGCTGGTATTGAAATTGTTTTTGCTAAATAAATTGTTCCAACATTTCCTGCTGCACCTGTTGCTGCAGAAGTAAAAGCTGCTTTAACAACTTTAATAGAACAGCTTGCTGCTACAGAACCATCAACGTTGGCTACTGTAATTCTATTTATTTTAACAACTTTATCTGCAACGATTGCAGCGATGATAACATTTGCATCACCTGTTCCTAGTGCAAGTCCTTGCGACTCACCATTGATTGTTGCTACATTTACTATATTTGGATTTGCCATAATTTTATTCCTATGTTGTTATTCTTATCCGAAAATCATTGCCATTGCAATAGCTTTTCCTGTTGATACTCCAGTATTTACTTCAAAAACTGGTGGAGATCCTGTTCCTTTTGATGTTAATATAAACCCTGAAGTTCCTTCAGAAATTGCAGCGAATGCATCACTATTATTAACTTGAACTTGTCCTGTTGTTCCTGCTGCAGCATCTAGTCCCACAGTTAATTCTGTCATGTCAGGATTGACTGCACTGTTTCCTTCTGCATTTATAATTTTAGTTCCTTTGTCTGTGGCTCCAAAAGTTACACTTGATCCTGAACCTGAAATATATTTAAATTCTACTGTGTAAGCACCACTTGTAGTATTTTTAATAAAATAAAAATTAGTTACATCAACGGGTACTGTTACTTGAATGTTTGCTGTAATTGTTCCTGTTAATTCTATTACTCTATTAGCTAGAGAAGATCCCGTTGCACCATCTGCTGGAATAAGATTAGTAGCTCCAGTTCCTGCAACTGCTTGAGTAGCATAGCCACCCGAAATTTGTTCAATAATATTTAAATTTGTATTTGTTTTAGTTCCCCATGTACCAGCGTTCTCGCCAGTTGCCATAAGTTCTACACCTAAAGAAGTAAATGTTGATGCCATAATTTTTTTATCCTCACGGTTGGTTTACGTGCTTCACAGGTGTATATGATGTATTACCTTCAATGTCAACATCTGCATACCCTGAAGCAAATATATCCGTGCTATTTAAACTAGCAGTTATTTGGTATCCAGTCAATCCAATATTTATATCAGGCGTAGTTACATTAGAAGCATCTAATACTCCAGTAGCAAGCAGACCCGTTAAAGTTACCCCTGTAGCATCTTTTGGTGTAATTGCTCCCACACTACCTGTTGCTAATAAACTTGTTGATATTGCAACAACTGTAGTTGTGTCCTCTATTAAATTACCTATACGTCCAGTTAATTCAAAGCTAGGTAATGGAATATTAAAATCATCAACTGGAGATAAAGCTCCAACACTTCCCGTCATTGAGAATGCTGTTAAACCTACTTGAACATCATCTCCTGCATTAACTCCTAATGTTCCTCGAGAAGCAGTTATTGCAAAACTATTAGTTAAGGTTAACTCAAAATCAAAGAAAGGTGTTAATGGTGCTAACGTGCCTGTTATTCCAAAACCAGGTAAAGTTACTAATTGTTTAGCTTCAGCTATTAAAGTTCCAAGGGAAGCGGTTATAGGAAAAGACGGTAAAGTTTCAACTGTCCCTGTTACATCACCCCAACTATTTTCACCCCATTCAAGAGTACCCCAACCCGGTTCTTGCACAATAACAATTCCTGCTCCATTTAAAGAACCTGTTGCTACTAAACTAGGTAATATAATTTCTTGATTACCTTGCGCTGCCCAAGCACCTTGGCCCCAATACAATGCACCCCAAGTATTTTGAGTAAGATCTATAATCCCACCCATTCCAATTCCATGAATCCAACATGCAAAATAAAAATCTACTGTATCTCCGGCTGTTTGAGTTATCTCTATAAACCTAGATGTGGCTGCATTGAAAAGACTTGTATTAAAATAATCAGTAGAACTAACAGAGGCACCATCTAAAGAATAATAAGTATTGTTGGTAATTAAACCTGCCCTCATTATACTTGTATTTAAACTATCTGAATTTGTAAAAAGTGCAGGGTGACCATCATTACTAGAATCGGATTGATCTAATCTAATGGTAGCACCAGCTACCCATGGTAATTTATAATTAGTTGAACTTGGATCTGTAGTAGGTTGGGCACCATTAATAAAATAAACGTTGCCAGTATTACCTGATCTAAAAGTAGTTCCTGTTGCGACTGTAACTGTGAAAGTTGTGTCAGCCATAGGGTTTAACTCCCTATGATGTTAATCTGATAATTGCAGATGTTGCGTTGTTAGTTGGAAACTCAATAGAGAAAGTTCCGTTAGAAACACTTTTTGCGCCACCAAAATCAACGACCGCCACTACAGCATTAGCTGAAGGTGCAGTAGTATTATAAATCATACAACCATCTGTTGTAAATGTTGCTGAAGTCCAAGCGTTACTTGCTGCTACTGATAAATCTGTAAAAGAAACAAATGATGTTGTTGTAGTAGTACCTACACCAGAGTTAACTAGAGTTCTTCCACCAGCTACATATTGAGTAGCAGTTGCGCCACCATTAGTAGTTTTATCACTAACTTCATTTGTATTAGTGGGTACTGCATTAGCATCTGCTGGAGCTGCATAAGTAGTTGTAGTTGCACCTAAAGTTGCATTTACAAATAATGCTAGTTTAAAAGTATTTCCACCACTACCACTAACTTGAAACTTGTGTCCGCCTTGTAATAATTCTGCTTTAAAAGTATTTGTAAGTGCTGATACTATTGCCATAATTTTTATCTCCTAGTTTTTTTACGGGGACGGTGATTCGATTTTAAGTCTGACTGTTCCGTCAGTGTAGTCATCTCTTCTTCGTCTTCCTAATTGCATTCCTGCAATCTTTTGTAGTTCAGTATTATACTTTTGTTCGTACAATGTCAACATATCCATTGGACCTTTTAAGAAACTATATGCTTGTGCTAAACAGGCATTTAGAAGTAATTCTGGGAAATAGTTACTTATATAAGTAGTTGTATTACCCGTTGATAATCCAACTGGTAGCTTATTATAATAGATTCTAAAGTAATAATTTTCATCTGGAGTAGGTGCAAGATACAATCCACCTGAAGTAGTATCCGTTAATCCTGTTGCTCCGCCAAACATAGCATAATATTTAGGCAATCCAGTAACATCTTGACCTGTACTAGGTCCTTCTGGTCCTGTTAATCTACCTACATATTCAGACAAGAATGTTTGATCACGCTTCTCTAACCAAAAACCTTGTTCTGTTGTAACTGATGTAGATGGAAAAACCTCTACGCCTCTTACAAATAAGACTCCAGCCGGGTTGTTGATAGTATTTTTATCTTTTTGAAATTGTCCTTCTTGTACAAATCTATCCGAATCCATTGGCAGATCATTATTAATTCTGTTCTCAGCTAACATAATAAAATCATTAGTAATAGGTGCTGTAAATACAGAAGTACTTACTTCTGTATAACTTGAAATTGCTGATGTAAGTGTTGCGTAAGTATATGACATTATTTCCAACCTTTCGTAGCTAGTCTAGGTCGACCACTTCTTAGAATTCCACCTTCAGCTTTCTTTTTTCTAGTTCCCATATGTGCTGATGGAACTCTTTCACCTGCAGATGCTTTATAGTCAGGGTCCTGTGCCCAAGGTCTTCTCTCAGTAAATTTTTTTTTATCTAATGGAACTCTGTATCCTGTTTGAGGACCTTTAGTGGTAATTTTAATGTCACCATATTTATCTTCCCCTAATTTTTTATAAAGTTTTTCTTCTTTAACTCTTCCCAACCCTATATTTTTTTTAGAAAATTTAGGTTTAGGTTTTACCTTTTTAATTATTTTTGTGATTTCTCTAAATATTTTTCTAGCTGACATAATTATGGTTTTAAGATTACTGGTCCGACTCCTACGGGGTAACCTCCTCCTATTCCTGCACTCGTTGCATTAGCTGCTGCTGAAAACCAGAACCATCTAGTTTGAGTAGCGTCTGTTGCTCCGTTTACATATTTACCTATGTTTATAGCATATCCTACAGCTTGTGCAATAACTGCTCCTGGAATACCTCTAACATTATCTGGAATATTAAAGTTTCCAGCTATACCTGGAGCTCCACGAAATCTTTTTATATCTCCTGTGGCATATTTATTACCAGGAAGAAAAACATTAACAATAGGTGAACCAGCTTGATATGTCTCAAATGGATCAGCTATTAATAAATCTAAAACAGTAAACTCTGTACGTGCCGGATAAGCGTGTTGCAAGGCTTGTGCATCAGCAGTCACGGGTCTTGGTGTAAGTTGTGGTTGCTTAGCTTCGAATTCAGAATTATGAACCCAGGCTCCTGTCCATTCTTGTACCATTTCTGTATAAGGGAACGCGGCCCCTGATCTCATTGAGATCATTAGTGCTCTAGAACCTTTTGAATAAACAGCCATTAGATATTTGGATAGTAAGTTTTAGGGGTTATGTATGTACTAGATGGAGATCCATCTTCAGATAAAGCCCTTGCTAAATCGTCTTCGTAAAACAATTTCATCTCTTGTGTTCTCTCTGGTGCAAACTTTTGTGATAACAAATAAGTTAGTCCTGAAACCATACACGGTACAAATCTATAAGGCGCATCAACTGCATTAGAAAAAGCACCTACATCTTGAATTCTTTTTACATAGTAAACCATTAGTTTACTTGTTACTGCTGCGGCTGTTGCATTAGGTAAAGGGTAAATAGTTACAGTAACTCTATCTATAAATCTTTGAACCCAAAATTGTGAAGGGGTTCCAATTGTTGCTTTATTAGCTGTACCCGAATAAGCAGATCTATCTACTTTAGTTAAGGCAATATCAGATTGAGCTGTAGTATTATAATTTTGTCTAAATCCTACATTTAATAAATCTGTAATACCGTAAATTGGATTCTCAGGAGCTGTTCTTGCTTGAGGTGTAGATCCCGGTGCTGCCGCACTATCTACAGCATTCCTATAAAAAGTATAAGTTCCAGAACCTTCAGATGTTGCATCTACATTAGTAGCAGAACCTAGAGTTAATGTAACGTTTGTATTTCCTACTTCCCAGAAATGTAAACCTCTATTACCCCATTCTTGAAATAGAATGTTTAAAGATCTCTTAGCTGTTTTAAGCTGATGACCAGAAGTACCAACTAAACCTAGTCTTTCAAATGAATCTGAAATAATTTCATCAATAGAAAAGTCTTGGTCAAATTGATAAGTTTGAGAAGTAACGTTTGACATTTAACCTCCTAGTAATTTTTTAACCACTCCATGTGGATTGATATTGAATCACCCGCTGTTGTAGCTGCTGTACCATTATTAGATCTAATAATTACATCACCATTTGAACCACCGGTTCCAAGAGCTGGATTCAGTACTCCGCCAATATTTGTAAAGTCTTTAAATCCATTACCATGTAATGCTATATAAGGTAAATCTGCTGTTGCATTTCCTACAATACTTACAGAATCTTCTCTTGCTGCTACCGATACAGAATACCAAATTTTTTGTAAAGACAAAGAAACACAAGGTATAGCTGCTGCATTTGCATTTGCTACTGTTGGAAATCTTTGATTATTTAATGCTGATACATCAATAGTAAATGTAAATTCACCTGCTGCTTCTGTGGGCATTAAAATTGTTTGTACTATTAATCTTTTTGAACCGTCAAATTGTGTATTAATTGATCCTACTGCTGCCATTTTATTTCCTTCCTACTCTAGGGGAGCGATCATTACACCGCTCCCTGAAAGTAAATTAATTATTAGTTACTTCTTACGCTGTTTACAGATTGTAAATATTCAACTGTAATAAGTGCTACACCGTTAGTTGCCGCTGCTCCTGCTGCAGTATTAACAACCATAAGAACTTCTTTATCAATACCCGCTATAGAATTACCTTGAGCTGGATCAGTATCTGCGTTTGATACATCAGCATAGTTAACAGATTGAGCAGCAGTAATTGTACCAAAATCTTCGGCATAATTTAAAGTTGCTCTAGTTTTTAAACTAGCTGTGTCACTTGGTGAAAAGTAATCTAAATCAATAACTGGGACGTTCGTATTGTTAAAAGACGAAGTTCCAAAACCAATTGTAGATGCTCCACCCATATCGAAAGCGATAGGTAAATGTACTCTCCAGTTAACTATTCTTGAATTAGCTGGGATATTGATATTGTTTGTTAAGTTTTTGTTTGATGTAGTTACACTTTCAACATTACTAAAGAAGTTCCAAAGTGATTTTAATGGATAGTTTGCTTGTGTAGCAGCTGCTGTTCCATTAGCTGCATCGTAACCAATTGTAATTGCTCCGATTGAAACACCGCCAACTAAAGTTACAGAAGTGATTGTTCTATATAACAAAGTACTTTGAACTGTTGCTGCTGCATTAGGACCAGTAATTGTTCCTTCAGTTTGAGAGTTGCCAAAAAGATCAGTTCCAACAATTGTAAATGTTCTTACTGAGTCATTACCTGATGAAGTGATTGCAACTTTAGCAGCTCCATATACACCAGCTCTATCTAAATTTGAGTTAGGTAATACGAATGAACCACTAGCTGTAGTTCCGTCTACTGTGTTTGTTAAAGTAAGTAATCCTGCTGCAGTTCCAACTCCATTGGCTGCTGCTGTAGCGATTGAGTCTGCATCAAAGTTTAAGAACTCGTCATCAAACGCAAACGTTTGACTCATTACTACGTATCCTGTGTTTCTTACGTTTTGAGAAGGTAAGACTCCTGTTGTGTTTTGTATTTTACCGGCTGTTATTGGTCCGGAAAAGTTTGTTTTTGCCATGATATATTCTCCTAGTTCATTCTACATAGTCTCTAGGCCGTCGACTATACAGCGTCTATGTAAAATATATTATTAATTAATTTTGTATAGTGAATTATGTGTATATGATTTTTTAGTAGAGTGCAAGAACTCCTACAGT